TAGTCAGTATAAAAAGCTTTTAGATGCGTTAGACGAATACTGTGATGAAGGACCTAGAGATTACGGGTGGCAATCTGAAGAGTTGAAAGAGTTAAATATTGTTATCCGTGAAGATGACTAGTAATAAAGCGCCTTAACTGGCGTTTTTTATTGCCTAAAATTCACCACCGAATAATATACGGTAATCACCTATATAAACGAATTAATAACAGTTATTTGCTAGTAAGCTGAATTAGTTGTAAAATACTTATAAGGTTAACTCTACACCTTAAGTAGAGGCTTAAATTCTTCCTTATAGGATGCTTAAAATGTCAGATGAAAATAACGAGGGTATAATTATGCCTGCTGTGGTTAGTGATAACCCGACCACCGAAGAAGTAACACAACCTGAAATTATCGCTGAATCATCTCCAGCTAGTGAAGACAATCACGAACAAAAAACAAATGGTGTTCAAGGTCGTATTAATGACTTGACGGCGAAACGATACAAAGAGGAACGCAGAGCAAACGAGGCAGAACAAGAGCTAGCTACATTAAAAGCTCAATATGCTACACAAACGCCTGCAATCCAACCAGCGCAAGATATACAAGCGCCCGTATTGCCTGAAGATATATACGATGAAGATGCTATGCGGAAATACCACACTGATAGCGCAGTCTATACTAATACTGTTGCTCAAAGTGCCGCAAAGAATCAATTTGAATCCCAACAACAAGCGAGTATGCAACAAGCCCAACAAGTTCAACACCAGGCTACTGTCGATACTTATGCTAAGAACGCAACGCGTGACGGTGTAAACCTTGATAAATTAGCTTTAGCTGAACAAGTGCTTAAACAAAATGGTCTTAGCGATCAACTTGGTCAATATTTAATTAATGACCAAAACGGCGCTAAATTGGTGGAGTATCTAAATGATAATCCCGCTGAAATGCACGAAATACTAAGTTTAGATCCTGTATCTGCTGGTATACGCATTGCCACTGAGATTAGGCCGAAAGCTTTGTCGCAAACTCGTAAAGTATCTGGCGCGCCCGATCCAATTCCTGAAGTCCAGGGTGGTGGTGGGTATGTCGCGGTTGATGACTTCGATAAGAAGTACCCCGGCGCAGAAATAATTTAATCCTAAAGGAAGACTAAAATGTCTAACAATTACCAAAGCAATACAAACGAAAAACTACTCAGAGCTTTTATTAAAGGCGCAGAGTCAAGCACTGTACTTTTAAACACAGTATCTAAGCAGCTTGTTTATGATATTGACGCATCAACTGGCTCAGGCGCTACGCCTGTTAAAATGAAGCGTCCAACTCAATATAAGCCAACACGTTCCGCCTCTGGCGATTTAACCTCAGTTACAGCTAACCCTGTTCAAGTTGGTTCTGTTTTCGGTCAAGTATCTGATAACGGTTATATCACTGTATTTGTTGAAAACTCACAGGTAGAAGAAGCCCTTGAGACTGATCAACTAGATGCACTATTAGCTCCTATCGCTGAAGATATGATAATCACTTGTGAGTCAGAATTAGCTCAATACATGACGCGTGCAGCTCAGTTACATTCAGGTACAGCTGGTACCGCTATTAACAAGTGGTCGGATATTGCTAACGCTGGCGCATTGTTCAAAGAAATTGGCGCTCCTGCTGGTAAGAAGTATGCAGCGATCAACTCTTTTGATGAAACTGTATTAGCTGATTTACAAACTCAGTTAGGCGTTAATCCTGAAGTAAACCAAGCATGGAATGAAGCAGTTGTTAAAACTGGTTTTGCTGGTTTAAATCAAGTGATGACCACTAACAACCTTGATGAGTACACAACAGGTTCACCGGGTACGGGCTTAACTTTAGCTTCAACTCCTGCTGCAACTTATGTTGCTTACAAGGATACATTCCAGATGAATTTAGCTTTAACCGGCTTAACTGTTAGTGTTGGTACTTTGAAAGCTGGTCAACAGTTATCATTCCCAGCGTCTAATCTGTTAAATATGCGTAACGGCAAGGCTATTCGCAGATCTGGCGCTCCTGTATCATTCACTGTTACTGTGTTAGAAGACGTTACCGCTGATGGTTCAGGAAACGTAAGCGTAAAGGTTTCTGGTGCTGCAATCTTTGAAGCTGATGGCGCATACAACACAGTTAGCAAGGCGTTAACGTCTGGTGATGTTGTTACGGTATTAGATGCTGGAGCTGTTGAAAAACGCCCTGCACTTGCTTACTGTGAAGGCTTTGTTGGTATGGGTTCAGTAGTTTTACCTAAACTGCATTCAATCGACTCTAATATCATCAATCACAAAGGTTTAAGTATTCGCGTACATCGTTTTAGTGATGGACTTGGTAACAAAAATCGATACCGCTTTGATATGCTTCCAACTTTTGCTACATTCAACCCTTCATGGGGTATGCAGATGGAAGGCTCAGCGTAAGTTTTAAACTTCGCTAAACAATGCTATTATTAAGGGACTTTAAACAGTCCCTTTTTTTTGGAGCTAAAATGCACATTACAATGTTAATTAAAAATTCCGCCGATAATATTATTCAATGCGTTATCGACGATGAAGATAAAGCAGATTTTGAAGCGCTTGGTTTTGTTGATCACGATACGAAGTTAAAACCTAAAGCTAAACCTAAAGCAAAGGTAAAAACTGATGCCTAAATATATTGATTTAGTTAATGGTGCTTACCAATTAATTAGAATTAGTGGGTTAACATCAAACGCAGTACCAGAAGAGATAACAATAGGGCTACAGGTCGCTGACGACTTAGCAGGTGAGTTATCGGCTACTTTAAATCTAGGTTATATACAGCCTTTAGAGTACGGCACAACAGACCCGACTGCATTGTCAGGATTAACAGCACAAACGGCTGGCCCATTTAAAAAGTTACTGGCTATGGAGTTGGTTGATCTTTTTGGTAAACAAGTTCCTATCTCATTAAAGATGAATGCAGATAAAGGGCTACGTGCGCTTGAGCAGATACTCGTTAATGTTGAGCCTATGCAATTACCTGGTACTTTACCTATTGGTTCTGGTAATGAACAAGATTATCGCAGTGCTAAATTCTACCCTGAAAATACTAATGACGATGGTGCTATCAATAAATATTTAACTGACGTTTTTCAGTGGGATAATAATTGGACTCAATGGCTATCTAATGAATCATGTATTGATGCGGTAGAGTATGAAATTAGTGCAGGCGTTACGTTAACTAATGGATCGTTTGAAGATGAAACGTCAAGCGTTACAGTTAGCTTTACTACGACAGGGCAATTTACTGTATGTGCAAAGGCTACTGATGAGCGCGGTAATGTTGAATCTAAAAAGGTTATCTATAACGTGACCGAGTGTAAAAACAACTACTATCCATAAGGATTTATTGTGCCAAGTATTCCGTTTATAAAAGGCGATAAAGCCGATAACAATACTGATTACCGTGATGCTTTACCGGTTAACTATTACGCTGTGTTGCGTGATATTTACGGCGAACAGGGTTACATGCTTAACTACTACGGCCTATCAGGCTTTGCTCAAGGCGAAGGGGTTAGCCGTGGCTCTATATGGGTTGCGCGTGTTGGGTTGGAAGGTCAATATCGAGTATTAGGTCAACAGTTAATTAAGGTTGAGGACAATCAATCGATAACGGTATTAGGTAGTATTCCTGGCACTGACCAAGTATCAATGACGTACTCACTTAATAATCTAGCTATTGTCGCAAGTGGCAAGTTGTATTATTACAACCCTACTGACGGCTTTAGGCAGATAACCGATGACACTATCGGAAGTCCCATAGATATCGTATGGGCTGATTTTAGGTTTATTTTGACTGATGGCGAATTCTTGTTTCAATCAAGCGAGTTAGACGAAGAGGCTTATGAGCCTTTAGACTTTATTGGTTCAGACTTTCAACCTGATAAAATTTGGGGTGTTGGCCTTAATGATGATAATGAATTAATCGCGTTCAATGAATTAACGACAGAGTATTTTGTTAATGCTGGTGCTGACAATTTCTCATACCAACGCATACAACTAAAAGCGGTCAAGTCTGGTATTGCAGGTACTCATGCTAAAGCTGAATACAAAGAAAAGTGGTACGCACTAACACGCCGAGCTAATACACAGTATCAGTTTACTATTATTCAATCAGGTTCGTCAGAGTCGATCACTACGCGAGAAATCGAAAAGGTGCTAGCTAAATACTCAGGGGGTGAGTTATCAAGGGCTGTTATCGAGGTATTCACCAAGGACGGTGTTACATGGATGATTGCCCACCTACCTAATGAAACACTAGCTTACAATGAAACTGTAGCTAAATCGTTTGGCATCAACCTAGCATGGTCAATTATCAGCACAGGCTTAACTTGCGGCAACTATCGCGGCAAGGATATGACTTATGATCCACGATTTAGTAAATGGTGTATAGGTGATAAGTTAGACGGGCGCATTGGTTTCTTGGATGACTCTTCCTGCACGCATTACGGCGAGTTAGTTAGCGGTTTATTGTATACGCCTGTAATTGATATGGAGGGTTTAAGTGTTGACCGTATCAGATTTGAAACAATACCAGGTATAGCGCCGAGCCATGACGCAACTGTGTTTATTTCACGTTCTGAAAACTTGCGTACTCACGGTAAAGAATGGACTGACGAATACGGGGCTAACTTAGATTACAATCAAAATTTTGAAGTTAGGCGTTTAGGTTATGTAAGGAATAGTGCCTCATTTAAAGTTAGAACAGCATCAAGGTCGAGAATGGCATTTTGCCGTCTTGATATACAGGCCACATAATGGCAACACCTAGAAACGCAGTAACAAGACGTGCTGTATTAAGTTACAGTCAGCTTAAGGAATTGTCTGACTTCCCTGAATTGCTGTTAAAGGATTATCAGGGCATATTGCAGGACTCTGTTTACATAGCGGGTGAAGTTGATAGCTTAGAAGTTATCATTATAGAAAACAAAGAAGATATAATTGAGCTTCAGGACTCACATTACCCCAACGCATCAACGCAACTTCAATTTTTACAGCAACAATTTAATGGCCTACCTGAGTTCACAATGGACACAGAGGGTTTTACTATGGATTCGACAGAGTTCACAATGGATAAGGTGATCGCATAATGGCACAACAAATATTAAACCCTAATTCTTTAGCCCCTAACGACAGGTTGGGTGATACCCCGTGGGATTACACTGCAAAATTAAACGGTAACTTTACGGAGAATTACAATAGTATAGCTTCATTAAACGCAACAACGATAGATAACAGAGTCATAGTAAACCAAGCCAATAAAGACACTACAATCGGTGGCGTTATAGACAGCACGAAGGTTTATTTTATTGATGGTATTGTTGACATGGGGAGTACATCTATAACCGTACCCCCTACAGGTATCAATATTCGTGGTGACTCTTTTGATGTTAGCGGCTTAACCTCTAGTGCTGATAATTACACGATGTTTATATCTGAATCAATAGCCATTGGTAGTGGAAATATTTTAGGTGTTGATTACCTTGTAACAACTAGCGGCGTTAATAGTAAAGTTTACGGAATGTACGACTCGACAGGTTTTAATGCTTTTGAATTCCAACGAATTAACTATATTGACTGCACCTCTTTGGGTGACATATACGATTACAGACAAGGTTTAGAGTCAGGCACAGGAAGGTTCGGCGGCAAACCATCACTTACACTTCATGGCCTTTGGAGGGGTGGGTTCAGGATAACCACATCAATAGTAAGAGATCTTGACGCTGGAATGACCGAGCCACTATTTAAGGCGGGTACATTACTTCAGATGAATAGTAGATTCTTAACTGATATAAACTGCGACCTACCACCATTAGCGCCGTTCATGGACTTTATCCCTGCAAACTTCCCTAATGAAAGTACCATACAGTTCAAGGGGGTGATAATGACTAGGGGAGGTATATCGAACAGTGATGATGTTAATATTACACCTAACCTTACTGCATCTGATTTGCCTTGTGATTGGGACAGTAATATTGGAATGAATAACACATTCATTGGCGGGACATTAACAAACACAGTTGAGGCGGTAACAACTATAGCTGACGCTGGGATTGGTGTTGATATGGAAGGTACATGGACTCCTTCAGACCTTCAGCACTTCGACAACCCTGCTTCAAATGAGTTAAGGCATTTAGGTGAAGACCCCAAGGATTTTAGAATCAACTTTGATTTTGTTGTTGATGGTCCTGCTAATGACAATATAGCTATCGAATTAATTAGGGTTAGCGGCTCGCCTTCGTTGGTGTTTACCAAAACCAGGGTTATAAACAACCTGCAAGGCGTACGAGATGTCGCTTACTTTACAGGTACGTTTAACTTAAAAATGAACAAAAACGAT